AATGTCTCTAGCAAAATCTGAGTTGACTGTGCCAGGAGTAATATGCGCATCTACAGCAGTTCCATCAAAGAAGAAATAATGTCGTGTGTTTGGTCTGAGACCTGAAACATAAACCTTAATATCACGAGCTCTCATAAATGGATTAAACGCTACGTTAGTAACAAAATCACCAACTAAATTTGAGCCTACGTCGTTTACTTGAATGCTTTGTTGAGTTACTTCTTCTGTTCTGTTAAATACTCTCGTTCTTCTGTTACCGTTCCAAGTTTCACTAGCAAGTGATTCTTGAACAGCCCCTCTTTGCTCACCAGTAATAGGTAAGAATTCTTGAAGATCTTGGAATGGAGTAACTAAATCAATTTCAACTGGAGTTGGGTTTTGAACAGTATCATGAGCCATATCGTGGCTTGGTGATAATTCTGCATTACCGCTGTATTTCCAAAAGTTACTTACGCAGTTTCTAAAATTAGTTGCATAAGATTGACCTAACAACTTGATGTTTGCATTTCTGCCAAGAGTTCCTGTTTCTGCTTCGTTTACAGTTGGGAAAATAGAAGCACCGGTCGATGATTTATATTTTAAATCAATTGGATATGTTTTTACTGCAGGAGTAAGAATGCTTTTATCAAAATGAATAGCAGCTTTATAATTAGGATCATCGGTATTTGCAATTACCGTGTCGTTCATTGGATCTACTATATAACCATTTTTGAATCTTGTCAACCCGTTTTCATCTAAAACTGTAAGATTTTCTGTGCTTTGCTCTAATTGATTTAAAGAAATATAGTATTCAAGACCTTCAATGCGCTTTTCAATTTTTTCAATATCGCGCATTGTATAAACTTGTGTGCCTTTACCTTTAATTTTAACAGCACAATCTAACTTACCTGCCTCTTGAGCTTCTCTTGAAGATAGAACAGGATAGCCAGGAATATTAACTTGACCAATTACAAGTTCGTCTGGGCCAACTTTCGGAGAAACTGGATTTTCTGACTCGTCACCTTTTACAATCGAAGTAATACCGTAAGAATCGATAGTAATTAAGTCAACTCTTCCTAGATAATGCTCTACGTCTGTTGTAATATTTGAAGATAAAGCTGGAACTGCAAATGATCCAGTAAATGCTAATGTATATCCTCCGACTGCGGTAGTAACAGTACCTGCACCAGAAGCAGAAGTATGAGTATAAGCCACGTTTGAATCTTTATCCACATGTGGTCTGAAATCAAAACAGTTTCTTAAGTTATAACCTCTTCCAGTAGAACTAATATAAGTATCTAAATCTGTAGATTTTATTGTGTTTGCCGCAGGTGTAGCACTATCATCAATAGGATAACTATTAATGTTAAAGAAATATGAACCTGAAGATGTTACTGGTTCAAATACTCCTAATTTAATTGTAACTGTACCATTTGCTGGCTGAGGACGACCGCTAATATATTCCATATATGAAATATCATAGAAGTGATCGTTTTGGTTATTATATAGTTTGAAGCTATCTTTAATGTCTGTACCAGTTCCGGTGGAGCCTTCCCATACACCTAGAATTTCGTAAGCATCAGGGAACCCCAAACTATATCTTGCTGTAGCTGATGAATAAGTAATTTTTACATACACTTCTTTAGCAAGTTTTGCGTGCGAATTACCTTTCGTGCCTTTTAATCTCTTATTAAAATATAACTGACCGGCCGGAGAAGAAACTCCAGGATCAAGATTCACTGTTAATTCAGTACTATTGTTTGTAACACTATGACTTACAATATCTACCTGAGTATTTGTAGCATCTACAAAAACCATATCGTCCTGATTAATTGCAAAATCTTCGTCAACTGCAGACGTAATTGTAATTGAGTCTCCTGATACTGATACGTTGTTATCTGTGCCACGTACTGGAACAATTGTATCTGATACTGATCTTAAGAAAGATGTTCCTGAATCAAATATCATAGGAGAATTTTTAAATTCTTTTACTTTTGAAGATGCGGCAATAGTTGCTACACCACTAGTACCTACAATTCTTGTTACTGATTCAAATACATTTGGTGGTGTCATTTTAACACCAAATAGATATAATTTTTCTTTTGTTACATTTCTTACGAAAGCTAAACCAATTACGCTGCCGCCTCCGTTTTGTAAAGAAACAGGACTATAATCTAGATCAAATGTGCCACTTAAGTCTGTAATATCTACATATGATCCATAGTCAAGTGAAATAGCTTGGTCGTTTTGTGTAACAGTATTTGCTACATTATCGACATTAAAAGAAATTTTACCAGAGTTTTCTACTCTGAATCCTTTTACATATGCAGTGCCTTTACCCACAAGCACAACTAGATTGTCGTTTCTTCTATCTAAATCTAATCTAAATTTGTCTGATACATAATTGCCAGATTCTTCATATGTTCTTCTTGCAAATTCTTCGGCAATAGAATTAAACTGAGTAACGTCACGCAATTGAACAGCGTTACCTTCTTGATATCTAATTAACGTAAAGAAGTTAACGTCGGTATCTGCCACTGATGTTTCTTTAACCACCAGACTTGGAACCATTTTAAGTCTGTCAGCGCCTGGAGCGTTTTCGTTTTTAGATCCATTAGCGTTATCGTACAACGAACCATCTTGTAATGCGGTAATTAATTCTTCTTTTACTTCAAAGCCAACAGATTTTAAATCAGGTTGATTTGTATATTTAGAAACAATTAGAGTTTGCGCTGCTGTAAATAAGAAGTGACCTTTTTGGAAGATAACACCCGGCGATGCCTGAATACCGAATGAATCACCTTCGTGATCTGTTTGAAGAGTAACGTTAATTGTAGCAACGTTAAGCTCTTGAAGATCAGTTCTTTCTGCAGACTTTTCATAAACATATTTGTTAATGGTAATTAATTCACCAGCCGCGAACGCAGATTTACCTGCATCTTCAGTATTCAAATAGTTAATATAAAAAGTGTTTAGATCTGGTGGACGTGTTTCGAAACCACGAGAAGCAGTAATGACCGATGCCTTAAGTCCAGTACCACTTTCGAGTTCGTAAACAATGTCTACCTCTTTTTCAACACCACTTTCAGTGATGATGGACGGTCCACTAATAAAAGTTTCTACGTCGAATCCGGTTTTATCTACAACTTTTACATATTTCAAACCGTTGAGATCTGTAAAGTTACAACCTTTAATAACACTACCTTCTTGGTAGACGTTATCTCCAAATTGTTCGACCTGGTTTTGAAGAACTGTCTGAAGTTGAGTAAGCTCTCTCGCCTGTACAGCATACGCTGGTTTAAACAGGATTTTGTAGAACTGTTTCTCAATATCGAAGTCGTCAAAATATGGCGCGATATTTAAGTCTGTATTAATAGGCATCTACTTATGTTTCCTTAAATTTCCAAGACTAGCTTGTATTCTTCTCTAGAAGTTTCTGTTCGTTCAAGAGGAACAAAGTCTTCCATAAAATACACTGTTCCAGATCTTTGGGTATACCGTGATTCAATAATATTGTTGGCTACTGGTGTATTTATTTGCAATCTTTGACCTGTTGCATTGATCAAATCTTTAGTAGGGTCTAAAGCAATATCATTATTTGCTTGATTTACATAAGGACCCATATAACTGCACAAGAAAATAGAATTAGAACTTGCTTTTACTGAATGAACTCTACCTTCAAATGTTTTATTATTATCTACATCGATTTGAGATACTAAAGAATTGATTGTTACTTTTGAATAATCATCTGTAATAATTTCAATTCTATTGTCAAAAACCGTTGGTGAATCTGTAATTTGATTGTTTGCAGGATCAGGTGTAAATGTCGGATTTTTAACTAATCCAACCACAGAATAACTGTTTGATTTACCAATTGCATTATTATCTGTTTCTGTAATATAACCATATAGTAAAACATGACGGCATTGCAGCTCATCAATTAGGTTATAGTTATGGCCTCCTCTTGGAGCCAATATTGGTCTTAAAACAGCCCTAACATCAATAGAATTATTATCGTCAGGATCAAAATTAAATAACGGATCTTTTACTGTAGCAACAATATTATTATAATTTGATCCTGTATTGATTACTTCAATGGTTTTAATTGTCCCATCATCCAATTTTGGAATTGCTGTACAGCCAGTTCCATCTCCTGATATTTCTACTGTAGGTACAATTTTAGCGGACGAGCCATTTACGACTCCGTCTCCTAAAGGATCGCCTTGTACTTTAAATCTACCTCTGCCGGTTCCTTGCTCGAATGTGTAAGTATCAACAGTGTAAGCATGCGACTCTTGTGTTGAACTAATCGTAATATATACAGTCATACCAGAATAGTAATTACTAATTTCTGATAAACCTTCTGCAGTAATTACAATTGTTCCATCGTTTTGAGCAGGGCCGAATACTGCAGCACTATCGATATGAACATAACCGTTGTTATCAATATAATTTTCTACAAAGATACTACTTACTGGTGAACCAGTGATTGCGGTGTTTGCTGGATTTTCATTAAAAGTTCCAGGCAATGGAATATAACCGACCGCATTATACGCTTCAAACTCTTGCTCAGTTAAGAAATACATAAACTTCCACAAGTATCCATCAGGCATTAAATAAAGCTGCTGATTTGTTTCAGCATTATAATTTGGTGGAGTAGTAGAAGCTGAGCCGTTATTATTGTTTAAACATTTGTAAACACGATAATCACCAGAATCGTTGTTATTTGGTTCGACAACCGCATAAAAATTAGTGCCGTCTAAATTTACTTTATCATCATATTGAGTATAAACATTATCTTTTTGCCAAGGATAATATCTAATCATATATTTAATATCTGAAGTTAAAACTTGCTTACCAAAAATAATATTTTCTAAGAAATCATTTTTACTAAACTGCGAATTCACCGCGTCAACAGTTGTAAGCTCAGTCAATGCAATTGACGAGACAGCGAAGTAAAATTCGTTGTTTGCGATATCATCATAGAACAAACGTAAAGTATCGTTCTTGAGTTTTGTTGTTAAGACTTCTGCCATTTCACACCTTGAGCTTTTTTAATATTTATAAAGATTTTTAGCCGCGCCTACGTATGAGAGGACGAGGGTAAGTACGTCCACTTGTTGGTCTCGGTTTAAAATTTTTCTTGGGAACAGTATTCCCATCTTCTGGTCTTTGGTTAATCCAACGAAGGATTCTGTTTGGAGCACCTTGCAAACTTTGAATATCGTTTGGATCATCTGCTTGTGTATCAAACATTAAATTTTCAGCTGCATTATCTACAATCCAAGCATGTGCTTCTGCTTGAGTCATATTTGGCCACGACTCTGCAAGACAAGCTAAAACACCCGCAACTTGAGGACCTGACATACTCGTACCTTGATACTTGTCAAAATTATATCCTGATAATCTTGGATCTGCAATATCACCAGCTTTTTCATGTACACTGCTATTAATTGCTTCGCCTGCTGCATAAACATCTACCTGACTGCCGCAATTACTAAATGATGCTTTATCTTCATTATTATCATTACCAAGTGCGCCCACATTGATAATTGGTGCATAACCGGCACCAGATCCCGTTCCTCTATGCGGATAAAAAGTGTAAGACGTTCCAAAATAAGCAACTTTGCAAGTATTGTTGTAATCTTGATCTGAACTATTTACTGTTTTCCAAGCATCATTACCAGCAGAAGCTACAATAATGATTCCATCATCAATCGCATCTTGCATATCAGCTTGGCGAGAAGTAAAATAGTTTGGAAAATCTACATTAATTCCGCTTGGTGTATAGCAGCCACGAGCATCCAATTCTGCTTCAGTTAAATCTCTGCCTGGGTTATAAGCAACACCTCTATAAGTAAATTCTGTAATATTATCAAAATTATTATCGCCACATGTAATCACAGATCCATAACTATTATTTGTTATTGTTGGGTTTCTTCTTCCCGTTGCAGGATTAATTGCTTTGCTATTGTGCCAAACCCTGATGTAGTCCCACATAAATGAGCTGGAGAGGCTATTAGGATTAGTACCATATGGACTTATATTGTAAACATTAGCATCTCTGGCCCATCCCTGTGAGTTACCAGCAACAGTTCCGCCACAATGACAACCATGATTATTATCGTTAGTTCTATCAGCATTACCGCTATCTACGTATGGTGTATAAACATATGTTCCATTAGAACCACCGGTTACTTGATTAGTTAATGAAAACCAATTAAATTGAACAACTCGACTTCCGCCACTGCCGTCAGGATTAACCGCAAATTCTGGATGAAGAGGATCTATATGCCCGTCAACAATTACAACATCAACATTTTTACCAGACGCAGTAATTGTTAAATCTGTAGTAATTGTTGATACACCGCCGTCGCCCCAGTTATTTCTATTTGTGGCTTCGCTATGTCTTAATAAACCCCAGTTTACGTCTGTAGCCGAATCACCCCATGCTTTATCAAAGGCGCCATTTGTAATTGTATATTGAGGTTTGATTGTAATATCAACAAGCTCTGCTAAATCGCAATCCCAAACTCTTGGATCTGCTTTTACCAATTCAACTTCTTCGTCAGTAAGCATGTAATGAGTATTACGACTAATTAATCTTTTGTTCGCAACCTCAACGGCTCTATCTGGAATAAACAGATTGCCACCGGGTGTTTCCATATCTTCATAAAAAGATTCTAAATCTTCTTTACGATGAAGAGT